CTTGAGTCCTGTCTTATCTCTCAGCAAGTCACGAACTTTATATTCGCCTCTTGCCCCTTTCGCTCTTTGATCTACCATATATCATCTTATGTTTCCCTTGAACTCCCAGAGTTCTAATCCAATCTGCTTATGTTATTTTCTTTAATTACTTCTACTTTGTCAAGCAGAGGGTGAGTCCAGCCATGCGATACTACAAAAGTATTCAGGTCTGTCTCTTTGATTAATACTTCTACCAGCTTCTCTTTACCTTCTTCATCTAATGTACTAATAACTTCATCAAGAAAAAGTACGTTGATTTTAGACTTAGAAATACTACTCATTAGCTTCCGAATAGCAATCAATGTCGCGGTGTTCACCCTGGCTAGTTCCCCACTCGAAAGTGCGGAAATGTCTACTATGTTGGAATCATCCGAGATCAACACGTTCAACTTATCTTTAGATATAGCGAATTCAATCATGAATCTACCATCTGATAAATCAGCAAGATACTGATTAGTCAGGTCTTCAAGCTCTTTAACAAGGTTTTCAATCTTGTAAGCAACTAGACCATTGGTAGAAAATGCTTTCTTCAACGTTTCCAACTCAGCTAAGTGAGATACTAGAGCGTTAAGATTACCTTTCTTCGATTTTAAATCATCTTCGTGATCAGCCTTCTGTTCTAAGATAAGTTCTATCTTAGAATTATGAGCGGCCCGTGTCAGGTTATCTTGACGTATTCTATCAATCTCTCGCTTATTAGCTTTAATAGACTTTTCTAACTCATTTGCTGTAGCTTTTAAAGACTTCTCATCTAGCAATTCCGTCTGCAAATCAGTATCATGTAAAGCGTATAGTTCTTCCCATGTTTCAATGCTCTTAACTACGCTACTCTTTCTAATGTTATCCCGATTTATTTCTTCTAACTCAGGAATTAGCTGTTTAATAGTTGCTTCACAAGCAGACTTCTGATCTCTAGCTGTCTCTAATACCTTTTTTGATAAAGAATTATCAATAGGCTGGCCACATGAACTACAAGAATCAGGTTTATTCTTATTAGCTAGAACTGACCTGTCTGCAATTTTTAACTCCGCTCTAGCATCAGCTATCTTGGCAGCTATCTCCCTAGTATTAGTAAGAATCAGAGGTTGATTTCTAGACTTATTAATATCTATGGCTTGCATCAGTTCTTTATATTTATTATTCTTAGAAATTCTTTTGTTATTTTCCGAGATATTTGCAATTTCTACCATAAGAGAACGCAAAGCTACCTCATCAACATCCGAATAAATTGGCTCATCTAGTATGGTCAGTGGTGTAGTATCGGTCGAGTTATTTTTTAATAACCAACCTTCGACGGAAGAAATTTCACCTTCCATAGTAGCCACCTGCTTAGATACTAATTTAGCTTCTTCTTTAAAAACCTCAAAATTTTCAGTATATGCCTCTAAGTTAAACAGGTCTATAAGGAATTTCTTCCTTGTAGTATCCGTTGCGCTTAGAAACTGTAGACTAGACGTAGTGCTTTGATACACTAATTGAGAGAAAGTTTTGAAGTCCAAACCAATGATTGCTTCTATACTCTTATAAGTATTAGTAGCCGTATGGCTTGTCAAGTCCTCTCCGTCTGCTGTCTTAAAGCTGACTTTGATATTCTTCCCTCTCTTAACAGTGATAACATAATCGTCACTATTTACAGAGAATTCCAACTTAATCGTGTACGTCCCATCCAATTGTCTATTAGCTATATCTGTTTTCTTAACGTTTTTAGAGTTTTTATTGTACAACACTTCTTCAATGATTAATGGTATGGATGATTTACCCATACCATTTTTCCCAACAAGTTGAGTAACATTAGAAGCTGTAAAGTCAAGAACATTATCTGTCCCATAACTGAAGCAGTTGTCCCATGTCATCTTTTTAAGTGTAATCATTGTATACCTTTATCAAATTATCTACTTTATCTTCATCCAATTCAAGTACCCAACTGAGATACTCCACTAGCTCCTGCTGTATTCCCATAGCGGGGTCTAATACAAGAGCTGCTTCTGACGCTCGTTTTACTACTTTCTTGTCCAATAAAGCAGAGTTTTTAACTTTTGCCAATTCAGTAAGATCACCCTCGAACTCATAAATGGTGTGGTCGTAGCCTGTAGATACCATTTCGTCCTCTGATGTAACTGTCTTGCGTATAAGCTGAGGCAATGTAAATTCACCCCATTCCCATTCTTCACCATCAATAAGTAAGTACCCAGTCTTTACATGATTCCTGTGGAAATCAATAGTCATAGGACTACCTGGGTATACAATATTTAACTGTGTATTTGAATGAGAGTGTAAATCTCCCGCATAAACTATGGGGAAGTCTTTAAGTAAGGATAAGTCCATCTCTGGCTTAACGTGTGGAGGAATCTCACCTCGCACATGTGTAAATAGTGGAAGATTTCTATCAAGTTTCTTAAGTCCAGTATGTAGTTCCCTGTAAGGGAGTATATTAAACTCAGGCCCCGCTGTAGATTCTGTGATTATTTGAATTCTAGGGTCAATCCTTTGAGAGACTGTCTCTAGAATGCTAAGAAAGGTGACTCCCTTCTTAGTGGCTTCATGGTTTCCATCGTAGATGATAACGTCTGATTTAATGCCTTTCAAATAGTCAAAATAAATGCCTAGCTCTTCCAAACTAGGCATTTTATCAAAGATGTCTCCACCAATAATATGTAAGTCTACAGTTTCTTCTAAGGCGTGAACTTGCTCAAAGAATGAATGGTATCTTGCGACAGACCATTCATTAGGCACATTCTTCTTACGAAGGTTTATGTGCCAGTCGGCTGTAAACAATACTTTCATTTAGCTAAAACCTTTTTCTTCTTCAGCTGTCTCAGCTTCTGCTGACTTAAAGGTACCGTCTGTTTCCAGTTCGGCTTTAACCTCATCATCAACACCTTCTGGTGACTCAGCTTCAATTCCGTGAATCTTGTTCAACAGAGCTAGCTGTGCATCAGGGGTAGGTCTAGGAAGCACGTCGTCAATACCTTTCATTTCGGCTACGACTGCTCTTTCTTCGGCGTTTAAAGCACGAGGCTTACACTTTAGCGATTGCAAAGTATACTCTACGTTAAACACTTTAGGCCCAGTTTGTTCGCGCTTGAATACTACGTCCCAACCAGTGTCAGGATCAGTAGGATCTCCAAGATCCTCAGCTGCAACCATAATTTGTTGTAGCAGTTTCTTCTTAAGGTTGATCATCTTAAGTTTCCCATCATGTAGACCTTGAATGGCATACGCCCAGCTACATTGATCGTTAGGGAAAAACTCTTTAACGTGGTCAACTTCTTTGTTGTTAAAGGTTTCTGTTTCTCTGTCAAAAGAGAGACATTCTAAAGGAATATCTTTTTGGTTTTCACCTTTAACCCAGTATACATACCGAGCTAACAAGTCGCCTACTAGACGAATAGAGTTTGTTCCCTCTACATATTTGTATTGATCTAGGCGATCTTTAGACGCCGTACCTTTAGATTTGTTAAATTTAATAGCCATTCTGTTAGTTCTCCAATTTTAGCTTTATTTTGTCGTTAGTTATATCAAATAGTGAGTTAACATATATTCTTCCTATGGGTAAGGGGCAATGCTCTACAGCCAAGGAGGTGTCTCCTGTTATGCTATAGTGTGCGAAGTTCCTTAAACTAGCAATATATAGGTACTCAACGATTTGTTGGTCTGAGTAATACTGTTGCCTGCTCTGAAAAAGACGGTCTGGATGTACTAAGAAGCTCATCCCAGCATAGTCTTTTTCGGATATGCCATACACCCATGAGTGTTTCACTTCGGGTATCGTTCCATACGTCAACCAATAAAATATCCTGTTAATCTTGCGGATATCGTGCTTGGCTGAATATTCTATCTTCTTCCAATTGAATCGTATCATATATTATACATAAGAATACCACGTTTGTCAAGAAATATTTTTTACTGGTATTGAATCTTGTACCCTTGTTTTGTGTAGAAACCAAATCTATTTGAGGCTTGGGTCTTAGCTGTCTTACCCTGTAGCTGAATATCGGCCACAACGGAATTAAGCTTCCCACCCTCCATACGAATGATTCTACCTATTAGCTGCTCTAACAATGGGTCGTTGTTAATAGGAGTTCCTGATATTAAGCAACTCAAACAGTTAATAGATATGCCCTCTTTGTATATAGACATGGTACCACACAGTACGTTCTTGTCTTTATATAATAATTGTTCCAAGTCAGGTCTGTCTGCTATCGGAGTCTTTCCCGTTATACATAGAGCCTGTGGGCCAATTAATTCTGCAACGTTTTCAAGGAATTCGGTGCGGTCAGCTACTAATAAGACTTTATGCCCTTGAGCTGCATAGATGCTAGCCATATAAGCTACATAAGATTGGTACTCAGGGTCATATAGCAAAGCATTCACACGCTTAGCCCACGGCTCCCTGCTTGTTGGAAACTTGAATTTACTATTATGAATATCAATAGTAGGTGACAGTGTGCGCTCCCCCTTAGGTGAGTATATTGTCTTAGAGAAGTAGTCTGTAAAGTATACATGCCTACCATCCTTTCTCTTCAAAGTTCCCGATAATCCTATCTTAAATCTAGCGTGGCTAGTATCAAGCAACCGATCAAAGGTATTAGCTGGAGCATGGTGCATCTCATCCATAATGATTGTGCCAAACTCTTTAGCTATCTTATCCTGTACGTTATATAAAGATTGTACGTTACCTACCACAACTGGTGTGGAGATACCGTAGGCCCCGCTGCCGATTACATCAGGTTCAAAACCGAATACTTCCTTCACGTTCTTAATCCATTGCGATCTTAGCGAGGTATTATGGACTACTACTAAAGTTCGCTGTCCCAGTTTCTTAGCTATAGCTAGAGCTGTGAAGGTCTTTCCCCATCCAGGAAGTGCATTAACAATGCAGCTGTCCTCAACTTGATCATGTATCTCTTGTTGTGATGGAAACAAAGTTATCTTTAGCTCTGGGAAGTCAATTGGGTGTGCTACCCTCTTGTCCACTATTTCGTAATCTTCTGGGATAAGGTCTTGTCTACCATAAGGCAAGGACAGAATATCCTTACTTACTTTACGACACGTCTTATGCTTAATAGGGGGATCCATTGGCATTCTTGGAGGAATGGTGTAGGTTAATTCCGCATCTATCTGCTTATGTAACGCATCTGTAGCATTCATAAAGATTCTATTACTTAAAACCGCTTTCTTCATTAAATCATCTTCCTTTTAGCCTTATGTTTTTCTTGGGAGTAATCATACAATTCCCAAGGCTCTTCACCCAAATACATTATACCTACCCACTGATAACCACCTGGAGGCGGTCTAGTTATTGTAAGCCTATAGTTCAGGTCTTGAAAAGTTACTACTGAAAAATTAGTCTTATGTAACAATCTCTTTATCTTGTGGTAACGGATGTTAATCCAAAATTTCTTTTCATAATTAAACAGCTTGCCTGAGGAGTCTATATACCGCTGACTACCCCTAGATATCATTTCACTTATATCAAATACAGGTCTGTTTAATATGTACTTAGGTGTTAGATGAGTTTTAAGCCTTCTAACACCTAATAAATTGGAGCTAATGTTTGTGTCATCAATAACCTTTCCATCGCCAAAGACCACCCCATCTTTTCTCAATATTACATCAGCAGTAACAGAGAAGATGGGATAATCAATCTTAAGCAATTTCCGGATATGCTTTCTCAAATTTTCCGAATGAATAGTCTTGTCCGACTTCAAAATCACATCCTACTGGGCATCCTGGGATACTAATACCCCTGTCTCTTTGAATAAACTCTTTCAGTTTAACACTATATTCCTCAACACAATCCTCTCTAACTTCTGCTAGAACTGAGTCATGCACAAGAGCAAAGATTTTAGCGGGGAATTTATTAGCATTAATCCACTGGTTCATTTCTACACCACCTAAAACGTTAATGTCTGAGGCGACAGACTGAATTACGAAGTTCAGTCCTGATCGAATAGCATGTGCCTTGTGGGCTTTATTATCCGATTGTACATCTGTAAGTCTACGTTTTCTACCAAAGTGCGAGTATATAAATCCATTCACAGCAATGAAGTTCTGAGTATCTTTCAACCACTGTTTCAATTGTGGGAAAGCCTTAAAGTAATCTTTAATGTACTCATCACATTCCTGAGGGGAGATAACAATTCCAGTATCTTTGTAAATACTGTTACTGATAGTCCAGCCTCCGGCCCCATAGATAATACCGAAGTTGATCGCCTTAGTAGCGGTACGTTCCCTACTGTAGTGAATTTCAACTTCTTCTGTAGGACATGGCAAACTAAATACATCTTTAGCTACCGAACTGTGCAAGTTTTCCCCATCAATGAACTTCTGAATAAGGTTTCTATCACCAGACAAGATTGCGGCATAATACATTTCCGCAGTTTTCAAGTCCATTGATACAACTTTATTACCATTAGCAGCTTGAATACACCCCTTAATAAGTGGGTTATCTCTAGGCAGTTGCTGAGCATTAAGTTTACCACTTGATGACAGTCTGCCCGAGGTAGTAACGTGCTGATTGAAGTTAGTTCTAAGACGTCCATCACGGTCAAGTTCAGGAATGATCTTAGAAAGATAAGTGTTTTTCATCTTACCCTTTTGTCTAATGTCTAGAATGAGTCCTGGGACTTCATGTTCTTCTGATAGTTCTTTTAGAACCTCAGCATCCGTAGAGTGTTCTTTCTTAGCAGTTTTCTTACCTGTGGGTTTTAGACCCAAGTAATCAAACAATAGTGATCTAAGTTGAATCACACTATTAGGATTGAACGTACCATCCTTGATCTTATCAGCGTTAGCAGCTTCAAACTCTCGAATTTCGGGGTGTTGATACAACTTATCCAAAGCCTCTAGAATTTCTACTTCCATTTTAGCTTCTGCTTTGTGTAAGCGTTCATTATTGAATGGAATGCCATTCTGCTCTACATCACATAGAAATCTGCAAGCAGGAATCATAAGGTGTTTGTACACCTTCATCAACTTAGCATTATTCTGCAAAGCCGTATAAAAACGCATAAACAACTCAAAGGTAACAACTGAGTCTAATGCAGCGTAAGGGTACATAACTTCAAAAGGAATAACATCCCAACAGAAATCTTTTTTCTTTACATTGTGAGTCTTGCAATAGTCAGCCATCCAAGTGTGTAGTACAGCTTCATAATCCCCATACTCTGTATACCTTATTGCTAGATATTTCAAACCATGTGGTGAGTTCTCATCTAAGATATAATGCATTAGCATAGTATCGTCAAATTTCTCAAACTTAAAGTTGAAATGATACTCAAAGAACTTAACGTCGAACTTAGCATTATGAAATACAACTCTCTTTTCATTAAAGAGTTTCTGCATTAGTTCTTCTAGTTCTTCATCTATGATAGCACAGTCAACATACGCACCATGTCCTGGCTCATAACATAAAGAGAATCCAAGCATATGGCCGTCTCTAGGATATAGAGCAGCAGTCTCTGAGTCTAGTCCAATATGATCATAGTTCTTACAATCTCTAGCAGCCTGAACATATCTTTTGGCTTCATCTAAATCTGTAATACCATGAGCCATAGCTTCAATATCTAAATCACCTCTACCAGATTCTATAATAGTTTCAATAGACTTCATCGACTCATCCCATACTTTACGCATATTAGGGTTGAACGATAGCATACCTGGACTTATTATAGGTAAGAATTTACCCTCAATAAGTCTACCCGTATATTGAGTTACAGCGGTGGCTTTGGTATATTCTTTCAGGCTTTCTGAGCCTACAAGAATAATGTATTGATAGGCATCAAGATCAATCTCTATGTCCACATTCTTCTTCAGTACCTTTTTAGTACTTGGGTCTGAACATAGAGCATAACGATCAAATTCAAAAGAGAACTCAAATCTGTTTCCTGTCTTTTTAGGCTCTATTAGAGCTATATTACTGGCCATGTTCTTTTTCTATCTCCCTAATCTGTTTTCTTAAGTGACCTGTTCTTTCCTCTATAAAAGCTTTTCTAGGTTCGTCATATAGAGCATCAAACTCCCTTTCAGCCAAAGAAACCTCATAGTTATAGTCACCACTTAAATCAAAATACTCTTTAGGGGTACAGCTATAACAGTAACCCCAATCAATTCCCATGCCGGCCCCGCAATTTTTGCAGTCATAATGTGCCATAATGTGCCATATATCTTCCTTTTATATTTTAACAATGACACATTATACGTCACTTGAGTGCCAAAGTCAAGTTATTATTTATATCAACCTAAGTTCTTCCCTGACATTCATCAGAATAGCACCTAAGTGATTCTCACCTACTCCGTCACATACGCCCCAGAATGTATCACCCCAAGTATTACCTTCTTCTAGCTGCTTGTCTCCGGTGTGAAATAGCTCTTTACGAATTTTATCATTTTGCATAAATTTATTTATAACAATCTGATGCATGATTGGTACTTTTACTAAATCCCAATCTGATCGTAAAGTTACTTTTTGTCCCAGTCGTTTAGCCTGTCCAGGAGTAACACAGAGCCAGATACTTTCTCGTTCCTTTACATCCAACGTCTTAGCAGCCATGTAAGCGTGTTCTACACTAGGGTAGTTGATCCCGTCGTAGAAAGCTGGAGTTGGGAAGAAGTTAGACAAAAACCCGTAACTATCAACAAAACTATTAATTACTTTCATATATAACTCTCTTTATTTTCTCTAGTCCGTTATCAGATAAAGAGTCGGGGTCGACTCCATCTGCCAATTTAATTATTTCTGTACTCAATCCAGCTTCTTCACAACCTTCTTCAAGCTCTAATGCTGCGTCTCTACCAGCGTCGTCTCCATCGAACATGATAAATAGTTTTGATACTCCTGATACCTTTATCAAATTCAGCTTAGACGGGGTATTAAATGTCTGAGTACCAAAGGCACATATAACATTAGTAATACCTATATCATAAAGACGTAACATATCTGTTATACCTTCTACCACTACTATCGAACCATTAATTGGCTCAAACGGTGCAGGATATAATGGGATAGATGCTTTTTTAGGCTCTAACATATACCTTGTTTTATTAGGCGACCTTTTGTCCTTAATACGACCTAGGAAGATACATATCTTATCTCTAATATCTCTAATAGGGAAAACTATCATATCTTCGTAGTCTTTATGGGTAAACGCTTCAAAACGCTTCAGAGTCTCTGCTGAGAATCCACGCCATTCTTCTTCGTAAGGTCTGTATCCTTTAGGCATTTCCAAACCAACTGTGCTATTCCTTAGCTTAGACATCTTAGCCTTTAGCTTTTCTCTACGCATATCTAACTGGTCTGGTGTTGCTCCAAAGTGTTGAAATATATTGCCACTGGTTCCACAAGCAAAACACCCAAAGATACCTGTAACCCTATCTATTCTCATACTAGGGTTTGTGTCGTTGTGATCAGGGTTTAGACACGAAACTATACAGTCCGCACCCGATACCCTGTACTCAACTTTCTTAGAATCTAATAGGTTTTCTACTTCCATTTAACCAATCTCAATTTCGTAAAAGTCGCCCCATTCATCTACAGTATAGATTCCTGAGCCATTTGTCATTGCGTGCTCTAGGACTCTTATTCCTAGTATTACCACGTCCTGTTCGGCTACGAGATTATAGTAATCCCTAAGATCAGCCATTCTTTGTTTTTTCTTTTCAACTTCTTCTGCACTAGAAAACTTCTTCGGCATCCTCGTCATTCTCCATTTCATCTTTCAATTTCTGTTTCTCCGCTGGATTCATAGCTGATTTAGGGCCAATCTTAAGGCTAGGCCAATCTATTTCAGAATGAAAGCTAACTTCAGGCGCTCCACGCCGTTTAACACAATTGAAGCTAAAGCAATTATCTTCAGGAGTCCAGTTCTCTAAGGAATAAGCCGCGTCACACGCATCCAATATACCTTTAGAGAATCTAGCCTCGCCAGAAGCGTCCGTTTGATAAGCAGAATATACCATTACTTCGTACTTCTGCGCTATCTTCTTCAACTCTTTAGCTATCTCAATCTGTTGTGTCCAGTCATACTGACCAAGTTTACCAACATTTCTAGCTGTAATCTGGTTGATGTAGTCTACTACGATAACACCAACATTACCCCGCATCATCTTAACATCTAAGCTACGCTTTAATGCATTAATAGATAATTCAGGTGCATATATAATGTCTAACATTCTATCTTGTATAATCGGATGTTTTGTTAGCTTCTTGTGAAACTCTTCAAAATCATACTTAAGTTTGAATTCATTAAGGATAGTGTCTGAATCTTCAAATCTTCCAGCCCACCATGAACCTACTAAGTTCCATTCTTCATTGCTTAAGTTTTTAAGTTCTAACCTAGTTAAGTTAACTCCAGTACCTATAGCACACTGACGTTGCATAATTTCTCTTGCAGTCATTTCAATTGTGTAATACAAAGCAGTACGACCGCCTTCATACACATTGTTAGCTATATTGGAACACGTGATAGATTTACCTGAACCACGTCTACCCCCAGCAAGCACTAAGCTAGTGGGATGGAATTTGTACTCTAAATCGAATTCCTGATTTAAACCTAGGCTGGTAAATTTTGCTAACTCATCATCAGAGTCGAAAAGATCCATAGATTGCATACTTTCAGCTGGATCTTCTAAATCTACCTTTTCTTCTACAAGCTGTATGATTGAATGTAAATGCTCCACATTTTCTAAGGACGAAGACATTGCTATAGATGTTTCTATATATTTGTCTAACTCATCTAGTACCAAAATCTGAGTGTATTCGTTCTTTAAATACTCTAGCAGGTTCCACGCATCTGCGTCAACCTCTACTGATTGAATCGCATAAACTTTTTCTTCCAGTGTTTTATCACGTATAGACAACGTTAAGTCGTCGAATGATGGTAATTCACTGTAGCTATCAACGTGCTTGTCTATTATTGTAAATAGACTGTGGAATTCTCCTGGTAGGTAGTGCTCCCTTAAAGCACCCCAAGTTTCGATATCTTTCTGAGCTATAATTTGTTTGATTAAAGCACTAGCAAGATTCAATGATTATTCTCTCTAATTAATAGGCAAGAAAAGGCAGGATACCTACATACCCCGCCTATTTGTTACTCAGAAAGAGAGATTAGCTTGCAGCTTTTTCTTTACGAGCTTGTCCGTCATAGTCAGCACACTTGATGCCTCTACGAGTAAGCATTGTCTTAACACCACGAGCAGTCTTTTCGATTGCTACAGAGATTTCTTCAACAGTCTTTTCAGATACGTCACCAAGTTCAGTAAGTGGGTCAACTTTAGTAACCACATCACGTTGCTTAGGTACTGCTGTAATTAGCTCAGCACGTAGTAGAGATAGACCCTTACCACGAACAGACTGTACAGTTTTTCCAAGAGCTTCAGCGATTTCTTCAGCGAATTTACCGTCATTTACCATGCTAACGAAAGTTGCTTCTTCAGCATCAGTGTAAGTCTTAGGTACAGCTACTTTTTCGGTAGGCTTTACATGAGAAGTTAATTCCATGCTAAGGATTTTACCTTGGATAGCTTTAGCGGAAAATGCTCCACCTTCAAATGCTGCGGCAATATCAGCATATGTGTTAGAACCAGAACCAGCTTCTACAAGTGATCGTAGTGCAGCTTCTTGGTCGTCGCTAAAGGCTTTCTTTGCAGAGCTTGATGCAAGTTCTACGTCGAATCCCATTTTTCGAAGTTTACTTGATACTGAGCGTGCGCTAGTTTCAAGGGTTACAGCAGCTTCCGCTACAGTTGATTGTGATACAGGTGCTTCTCCGCCTACAAAATTTGTAAGTGTTTCTTCGCGTTCTTTGTTCCATTTAGGTAATGCTGACATTATTTAGTTCTCCAATAATTCTTTGAGGTTTGTTATAATTTTAATGTTGTTTGCTCTAGCCTTTTTTATTTTTGCAGACTCTATTCCGCTTTCGTTGACTAGAATTGTTACTTCTTTAGTTACAGAGTCTTTTACCCTGTAACCGTTGGCTTCTAGAGCCTGCTTTGCTTCCGCTTTAGACTTATAACTAGATAATTTTCCCGTTATACAGACTACTTCGGAATTTGCTGCAAATTCTTTATTCTGCTGTGAAGCAGTAAAACTGAAAGGCCACTCTTCTATAATGAATGTACCTAACCAATAGATTAAGTTCTGAGTCACTTTGGGGCCAAGACCTGCTTCCTCACATGTTTTAAAGCTTATCTCATGTATATGAGAGACTTTCTCGCAAAGTTTGTCAGATGCACTCTTGCCTACAAGTGGTATCGAAAAAGCGGGAAGAAGTACGTTTAACGAACTGTTCTCACTTTTCTTTACCTCAGAACTTAATTTTTCAGCTAACTTCTGTGATTTTAGTTTATCAGCGATGTACGCCTCTGACAAGCTATAAATTTCGTATGGTTCTGTAATACCCAACTTCTCAATGGATTTCTCACCTAAACCTTTGATCTTCAAAGTTTTAGCAAAGTGAGCAATTCGTTTCAAAGACTGTGCATCGCACAATGGGTTGACACAGTAAAGAGTATCTTTACGCCAAATCAAAGCTGAATCACAGCTTGGACAATTTGTTGGCGGAACTATTTCTCTCATATTCATTTCTTCTTCAATTTGTTAAAAGATATTATACCAATCTGGACGTTAGAAGTCAACTAATATTTTTCTATACGTTGACTCTGCGAACTACCCTCGGGATAATTTCACCAGTTCTAATTACCTCTACCATGCAACCAATTTTTAAGTCTAATTGTCTAATGTACTCGATGTTATGTAGGGTAGCCCTACTCACCGTAGCACCACCAATTTCAATAGCCTCTAGTATAGCCACTGGAGCTATTGCCCCTGACTTGCCTATCTGCCATTTAACATCTATTAGTTTAGTTATGACACCATCAGGCACATCCTTCAAAGCGTAAGCCCCTTTAGGGTGGCGTGATGTTTTACCCAGACTTAAAAAACGATTATGGTTATCTACTCGGAATACAATACCGTCGTGAGGAAATTCGTCCCAGTTACTATCAACTACTGTGTTGAATTCAAACTCAGACAGTTGAAGCATATCCTGGAACCATGATTCAGTAAATTTATGTGAAGAACCATAGGCTATGAAAGTTACGTCTCGACTAAGAAAGTCCTCTACGGACTTTAAGTTTAGTGCTCCAGCAGCGTAATTTCTAGCATTTTTAATGGTCTTTGGAGCAACTACTTCCCCAGAAATCTGAATAGGGTCTGTGAACCCGATCTCAGTTGGGACAAGATGTAGAACCTTCTCGGTTACGTCCTGACCTTTAGAACCGTCTCCGCGCGTCAGGCCCCGCTGTAGCTTTCCGTTATAGTAAAACAGACTAATAGCTGCTCCGTCTAACTTAGGAGTGGCTACTTCTTCTACAGTGGGAGCTTTTTGCTCGAATAGAGTTTCTAGGGACATCATTGGGGCGAAGTGAGGAAAGGTATTTTCCCCTGCGTTTGAACCGACTAGATCATAGCCGATGTAAGCACTCAACCTATCAAAGTCCTCGTCAGACATTGTAGGGTGGCCTTGGTAATATGCAGTTGCTGCATCTTCTAGTTTTCTTACTAAATAATTAGTCAAATGAGTATCCAAATTTAGTTAAATCGTCGTCAAAAATATCAGCTACTATTTGTATTTCAGTATCTGTATAATAGGTACGGTAATCTTTCTTATTCTTAGTAGTATTTACGTTGGTTAAAGGACTATGATCAATCCCTATATACCTACATATTTCTTCCCAATCTGCTTCTAAGGTTTCGTACTCACCTATGTAGTCTATCCACCCATCTAGCATTTGTGATTGAGTCCATACTAATTGAGACGTCCAGCCTCTATTAGCTACATACTCTGAAAAGTCCCTATAACCACTCTTAGCATATAGACTAGCTATAGTATCGAATGGATTGCGAACAAAAGCAAAGGTGTAGAAGTCATCTAAATCTCTCGGACTTTGAGACACACGCATATACATACCACCTTCATGGTATGTATTCTGCCAACCAGGTTCTCTTAGCGCCTTACTAACAGGACTACCAACAGTTGAGTAGTCTGATAATGCAACTGTTACTGCTGAACCCGCTGTTTTGGGTACATGAAAAAAGGCAAAGCCGTAAGATTCTGATACTATCATTTCTTATACAAATCATCCAAAGTTTCTTTAAAGTATTCCTCTAGTAGTTCTTTACTCTCAGCTCCCGCCAATAGTTCTACTAAAGCCCCAAATAACAGAGAGATATTCTCTAAATCTAAAGGCATTGATACACCATCTTTCGTAGGCATCCAAGTTTCTTCAAATGTCAAGTAATACTTACGAAGATGTAAATATTCTATATCATTCCATTCACTTACAGTGAGACGTATTTGAAAGTCATCACCTTTTGCTATTGTTTTGCTATATATTTCCATTTTTAAGTATGTTGCTTAGAGGAACAATAGAAATCACATTCCTAAATCTTATTAATCGGTATGAGTCAGTGTCCCAACAGAATAACAAAACAGTATCTTCATCCTCGTTTGTTCTTGTACTCTTTTTCTGAATATAAGCCGTGGTGAAGTCTAAAGTGCATACATTGTATTTCTGTTTGCTGGACTTAGGGCTTCTATATGTAATAATAGCATCCCCACACTCCCTTACTTGTCGTTTGAATTCTTCTTTGTGCATCTAGGTTCCTTAGTTTATCTCAGTGTAAAAATTCTTTTACGTTGGATAACCGCAAAACTAAACATAGGAAAGATAATCTTCCAAATCTTCTTCAGTGTCTATAACAAAACAGTCAATAAATTCTTCATCAGAGTCGAGGTAAGCACCGAACACAGCGTCACCTTCAAGTACAATATAGGTTGCTTCCATGTCCGCCACTTGTGCTGTATCTAAACCAAGCGAAAGGAATGCCTCAGAGGTAGCTACAGTTATAGTAAGGTCTTGTCCTGCTTCTATTTGTTTAGCAGCAACATTTTTCATCTTATTACTATAGTATTTACCATTAGAAATTTCTAATACTTCAAGACATTCAGTTTGCATGTTTAGTCCTCGTCTGATTCTTCGGTAGCATCGCCAGTAGTAGCAATCTGATCTGCAACGTATTGTGCAGCTTTTCCAGATAGCTTAGTGATGATATCCATATCCACTGTCCCACCAATACTTTCAATAGCGTCTGCCATTGCTTGGTGTGAGTCAGCTTTACTAACTCTCTTAGTGCCTGAAGTAGTGCTTCCACTAGCTGCGGCATTTGATGCTGGAGTTACTTTAACGTAAACCTCCATTTTTGAAAGGATAGCTCGAACACCATTAGGTGACTGCTCCATTTCATCGGCAATTTCCTTAACGATTTCCATACTATTTTCAGGTGTAGGGCTTCGTTCAAGGTACTTCGTTTTTGCCAGTTCTTTATCTTCGTCAGTCCAAGCCATTTAAAAATTCTCCATATTTGATTTTTGAAAACATATTATAACACTAAAGTTTCAGTTTTGTCAACTATTATTTTTCGTTTATCTTT